TGAATCGATGAGTACACCAATGACCGCCTTGGCAGCCTCCACGGTGTTCTGAATCGGGACGAACACCCTGTTTTTGATGAAGTCGGCACCGGCCTTGAGGGCGATTTTCAGGACCTCGAACACTAGCCTGATTTGGTCCATCTTTTTCTCAAAGATCCCGCGCAGCCACTCGAAGAGGATGCCGAGCCCTTCCCAAGCTGCTTCGAATTTGTCGACCAGGAACTGAATTGCGGCCGTGAGCACGATAGACAAGATGTCGGCGAGCATTTCGATGGCAGGAACGAGAATCGGCACGATGATGTTGTCAACGATCCATAGCAGAATGTCACCGAGTACCTGGATGATCGGCGCGAGCACCGAGCCGACGATTTCCGCTATAACGCCGAAGATCTCGATAAGCGGTGTCAGGGCTTCGATGATCGGCGCGAGGGCTTCGAAGAGCACCGTGAAGATCGGCGCTACGGCTTGCAGCACTGCGCCGATGACCTCCAGTGCAACGCCGAGCGCACCACCCAAAAGCTCCGCTAGTACCTCAATAAGAGGCATAACGGCAGTGATCGCCTCTACGAGGATGCCGCCGAGCAATTCGATAATGGTCGTCAGAGGGCCGATGATCGGCTGAATCGCCGCAGCCACTACCGTAAGGATCGGAGCTAGCGCGGTGAGAACGGAACCGACGAGCTGTGACAGCGGGCCGAGTAGCGGAGCGACTACGCCCAGGATGCTTGCAATGCCTTCGATGATCGGAGGCAGGGCAGGCGCGATGTTGGCGAGCACGGTACCGAAGGCAGCGCCTACCTGGTTCAGCGCATCGAAGAGCGCGACCAGCGTTTCCTGCCCCGCAGCGGACGCCAGGAAATCATCGAACACCTGGAGTGCGGTGCCGAACACCCCGAGGATGTTGCCACCCGTGGTCTGCGCAGCCGCTCCGATCGACCCGAAAATGCCGACGATCGGCGACAAGATCTCGCCGATTTGCTGGAAGACCGCCAACGCGTCGTTGATCCACTGGACGGCAGCGCCCGAAGCGGCTGCCTGCTCCAGGAACGTCGCAAACTGCGTGATGAGATCTGCGAGGCCGGCGCCCGCATCCTTACCGAACGCCTTGTTGACCTCGGTGCCGATACTGAGCAGGGAGCCGAAAAGGAGCGCTAGCGACTCCTGTAGCTGTGCAAGAAAGTTCGCCATGATAGCGAAGGACTGGTTGACGAAGTCAACGCCTTCGGCGGATGTCGCCACGGCCGCAAGACCTGTGACAATGCCGTTTATCGACTCCGCTACCGAGACCATGCCCGTAGTAACAGGCCCAAGCAAGGTTTCCGCAAGCGAATTCAGTACGGCGTCGAAGTCCTCGAAAAACGCCGCCTGTACGGAGTTGCGCAGCTCTTCAAGGGCAGGCATCATGTCACGGATTGCCTGAGCCGCGTCCTGCACAGGACCAGACAGCCCTTCCATCGCAGCGGAGAACTCCGCAGCACTACCTGTTGCGGCCGCCTCGAAAGCGTCACCTACGCCTGCGGTGGCAACGCTAAGAGTCGTCATTCCTGCCGCGAGCACGCCGATACCCGAGGGGAGCGCCGCAATGATGCCGACAGACGGCGCGAGGGCTGCGGCCAGCTGTACGGCGGAGGCGGCTGCGGCAGCCATAGCACCACCGAGGACGACGAACCCACCCGTAGGTAGTTTGATGCCTGCGATGGACGACAGCGTGGACGCTAGGCCGTCACTGAATGCGCTGCCCATTTCACGACCGGAACTGTCTCCGATGCGCCCGCTATCCTTGGAGATACGACGCTCAGCACGACTCACACTGTCGACTAGTTCGCGCTCGGCAATCCGACCCGCCGATTGGGCAGAACGTTGGAGCTGTCGAGTGTCAAGCTCGGCAGTGATCTCTACGAATGCCCTATCGAGCGGACCGGCCATTACCGCACCTCATACCCCGTAAACGCGTGACCACAGTCTACCGCCTATTTCCGGCTTGCCTTACCGCTTACGCCGCCTGCGGTCAGCGTCTTGAAAGCGGCCTTATTGTCGAAGGTGGCTTGCTCCTCGCCGCCCCAACTTGCAGGCTTCGGTGGCATCCGCCGCTTGCGGTTGCCGGTCGCAGGTTGCGAGATCTGCCGCACCGACTCAATGACAGGCTTCGCCTGTGCGTAGTTCCATTTGCTCACGGTATCCGCCATATCGTCATCAAACTTCTGTTTGGCTTCGGCATCCATGTTGCGCACCGCGAAGTAGTAGACGAAGTTCAGCCACTTGTGCCAAGGCAACGACTCATGATCGATGCCTTGCGCTGTGGCCCACCCATCGAAGTAACCCCACACTTTCGGATGGGACACGCAGCTCACAAGGTAAGTTACTGCGGGGTACTCTCTTTTCCCGCTGCCTCACCAATGAGCCATTCGAGGATTTCACTGAAACGCTTGAGGCCGATCGGGTCGCGCTTGCCTTCGTACCGGTCGTTGAAGCGCGCATACGAGTCGGGTTCGAAGATCTTTTCCAGTTCACCCATGACTACCGTGCCAGAGTCGCTTTCGGGGTCGTTGCTGGCCGCGCTCATCTTCGCCTGGAGGCGGGAGAGCTTGAAAAGCTCACCCGCCGACAGCGCAGGCTTGAGCGCGAAACCCTCGCCATCGACTCGGAACGTGATCTGCTCAGCGTCACCGGCAGTACTGAAGTCTTTCGTTGGCATAGCCCATTGCCCCTATCAGAAACGCCGCATGGCGTTCCGTAGCCCGTCTGCAAGGAACGGGTTCCCCTGCATGTGTTGTGTACCATCGTGAACGTACGGAGCGTATTCAACGTTCGTACCGATGCGCTCAACGATAACATTCGGCCGGAGCGTTTCCTGAATCTCGATCGAGTTGATCAGGTTACCGGTGTCGATACGTCGCGGATCGGCACGGAGACGTTGTTTCGCTGCCGACTGAGTAGCAATAGCCCGAGCGCGCATATTCTTCACGACACCCGAGGACGGGGACGACATGATGACGCGCGCGTTTCCGTAGTTGAAGGAGTGCCGCACTTTCGAAGTCGCCATGTCAATCCACCTAACTGATGTTGCAAGGGTACCCACCATTGATGACACCGATAATGACCGTGAGTTCTGATCCTTGGCAAAGACCCTCAGGCCCTACTTCGGCTTGCGGCCCAACCCAGTACCGCTCGAACAGCTTGACGCCGGTCTCGGGGCTCCGACGAACACCCGCGCACATGCAGCACATGAGACCAGCGCGGACCGCCCAAGCGTCTTCGACCGTGACGCGCGCGGCGGCCCCGATCGCCGTGCAGGACGGGGGAGCGTCGGTGTCGGTTTCAGGAGAGCACCGGAGCATCGACACCGTGTACTGGAAGGCGTACAGCGGAGGACCGCACTTGCCTACGCCTTGGTTCTGCTCACCAGTCCACGGCTCCGGGAAGGTGGCCGTCTCGAACTGGTTCACAAGCGAGATCGCGAGCTGTCCACACTCGCATTCGTCGTATGCGATTGCACCCGTGGTGATGCACACCCGGTTGGGCATTCCCGAAGTCGTGCCCGCCAGATACGGCGTGATGCAGTCGCGCAAGTGTTCGGCGAGTTCGAACCCCGCGAACGGGTTGTCATTCCGGAATATCACGACGTGCCCGCCCTTCGGGGCCGTGGCCCGTCAATGTCGTAGATGGTCGCAAGGCCGGTTCCGGTCGGGTTGTACGTTTTGATGAACATATCTGCCCAGTACAGGCCGATCATGCCGCGAGCGAACGCCTGGTTAGAGTCGAAGAATACCTTTTTCACGCCTTGGCGCGTGACCTCCTGTACGGTGCCCGTGGGGAGGAGACATCCACCAGCGTTGACGCATCGCTTCGCGATTTCCACGGCGAGCTGCCCGGCTGCGAGCTTGCCCAACTCGGGAACGTCATCACCATAGTTGGCGGTCACCGACCACGTACCGACTTCGGTGTCCTCCAAATTCAGGTCGTTGCAACGCGGCCACTCCTCGCCGTCCAGGCGAACCAGTAGGTTGAAGTTGTCCACGCGGTACGCCGAAGGCGGGAGGATCACTCCGTCAACCTTGACTTCAACGATGGAGTTCACCGGGTACGGCAACCGCACCTCGGAGACACGCGAGCACGAGCAGCCAGACGAGCATGAGCCGCAGGCAATGTTGATCCAGTTTCCCGCCACGAGTGCGGGCTGCGGCCACGGCCAGGATGCGCCCGTGGTGTTGTACCATCCTTGCATGGGTACCCAAGGCCACGCGGGAAAACAGTCTTTCCGGCATGGACGTAGCTTTATGGCGCACAGCCCGAACTGTTGCTTGGTCCGCATCCACAGCGTTTCAGTGGCGATCATGGCCGCTTGGGCTTCAAGCTCCGGTGTCGTGCCTTCGGGGAAAACGGCACACGACAGCTCCCACGGCTGGCACGGACCAGTGACCGAATTACCTTCGGATGCGGACGGAAGCGGGTTGATAACCGGCATGATGCCACCTAAGGAGAGTCGAATTTGCCGGCGCGGCGGAACGCTGCCTGCGTGAGGTCGGCGAGGTCGGTGGCGTCTGATCGCACGACGATATGCCCCAGGAGTGCCGAGAACACGTTGCCTTCGGGGTTGGGGATGAATTCCGTGTTGCCGATGGATTCGAGTGCTTCGGCCATCGAGACGTAAACCCTCTGCCCGTACTGCAACCGCACCTGTTGATCTACTGCGTTCAACGGGTAACCCCACACTCGTTGAATAGTCCAAGCCACCCCGGGTACAGGCGTGACCACTCCGCCGACATCGTAGTTCCCGGGATCAAGGACTGTCCCCGTAGGCCCGTCTGAAAATGCATTCTGCGTGTTGTACTGGAAGGTTACGGGAGTCTGAGCCGCAATGTTGGAAATGTGCGGATTATCGGGATTCGGGACGAAGTTGAACGCCCGAGCGAAAATCG